GCGGCGCGCTCGCGGGGGTCGTCGGAGCGTTGCCCGTCAGCACCGAGCGGAGCAGCCCCACGGCATCGAAGTCGCCGCCCGTGCCGCCGTACTTGTCGGCGCCGAGCTTGATGTCGTCACCGATGCCCAGGTGGAGGTGGGTGCCGGTGCCCTTGGCGTCGCCGGTGTCGCCCACCGGCCCCAGGTACGCCCCGGTTGGAACCACCTGGCCGACCTTCACCGCTGGCGTGTCGTCGAAGTGGGCGTAGTAGTACTGCTTGCCGTCGTCGCCCTGGATCAGGACCGCGTTGCCGCCGACCGAGTTGTAGCCGGATTCGATGACCTTCCCGCCGCGCATGGCGACCACCGGCGTGCCGCGCGCCGCGAAGAGGTCCGAGCCACCGGCCACGTCACCCCAGTGCAGGTTGACTGGCCCCTGGAAGCCCTGCACCGGGAAGGCGTAGCTCGGGCCGCCCTGGTCCGTCCGCCCGACACCGCCGAATGACCCACCGGGTCCGCCGATCTGGCCGTAGGCGGTGGCGTAGTTGCGCCGCGCGGCGGAGTTGGGGTCGTCGTAGCCGAGCGGTCGCTCCGCCTGGGCGGCCACCCAGGACGCCTTCTCCGCCGGGCTCAGCCCGGCTGGCGCGCTCTGGTACGCCTTGGCGTACAGCGGGACGATCTTGCTCGCCTGGTACGCGGCGCCGTTGTCGCCCAGGAGCGCCCCCTCGGGGATGTTGGCGCCCATGCCGCCCATGTCGAACTGGAACAGCCCGCGCGCGCCGGCGTTGCTGCCCATCGCGTAGCCGTTCTGGATCTTGTTGACGTCCCAGCCGGACTCCGCCTTCGCGCCGGCGGCCACCGTGCGGATGAAGTCCGGATCAGCCGCCAGCTCCGGTGGCGCGTTTTTGACGATGAGCTGGTTGAGCCAGTCTGGAATCCCGTCGACGCTCACGGTACGCTGGCCCGCCGTCACGCCACCGCCTGGGAGGGTGCTCGATGGCGCGGCGGCGGGGGTCGGAGGTGGCGGCGGCGAGAAGTTCGTGGCGAACGTCTGGATATCCGCCCCCGCCTTCTCTGCCGCACTCAGGGCGCCCGAGACGCCCGCGCTCGGATTGAAGCTGGAGGCGAACGCCTGGACGTCACCGCCCGCCTTCTCGACGGCGTTCAGTGCGCCGCCGATCCAGTCCATCGGCCCCGCCCCACCACCCGTCGCGGGGAGAGCCGCAGCGGCCGGAGCCGCAGCGGGTGCGACGGGTGGGGGCTCCGGCGCGGGAGTTGGAGCTGGCGCCGGAGGCGGGGCAGGCGCCGCCACGGGTGGCTCAGGAGCTGGCTGCGGCGGCTCAGGAACCGGTGGTTGCGCCTGTACTGGAGGATACCCGAGCGGATTGGTGAGCGAGTCGGAGCTGACCGGCGTCTGCAGCGTCGCGATCGACTGATCCGCGATGTGCTCGAAGGCGTGGTTGTCGATCTGCGATTGGGCGGACTGCGCGAATTGCTGGCGCTTCCACTCCTCGTAATCGTCGTTGGCGATATCCGGCAGCATCGTCATGTCAGCGGAGCTGCCACGTTCCCGCCGTCGGCGCGTTGCTGGCGTACTTCGGCAGGCTCTGGTTCATCAGCGCCTGGACGTCGGTCTTGTCCCAGCCCTGGGCTTCGTACTGGCCGAGCAGCATCTGCTGCTGGCTGGGCGCCATGTTCGCCCAGCTCTGCGCCGCGATCTGGTTCGGCGCCGGGAGCTGGCTCTGGCCGTACATGTTGGTGCCGTTGCCGGTCGCCTGCTGCTGCTGCGCGGGCGTGTTCTCCTGGCCGCCCACGCCGATGCCGCTGCCCCACGCCTGGCCGCCCTGCTGGGGCTGCTGCTGCTGGTAGCTCGGCGCGTACTGCTGGACCTGGCCCATCATCGTCTGGAGGTTGGCCGCCTGGGGCTGGTAGCCCGTCGTGGCGCCACCGCCAGGCACGTACTGGCCCATGGCCGCCGCCACGAGGTCGGACATTCCCCCCGGCGTGGAGCCGAGCACTTGCTGGTACTTCGCCCAGTCCGCCGGACCCCGCAGGCTGGACAGGAGCTGGAGGTATGCCTGGGCCGTCGCCTGCTGCTGCGCGGCGACGCGGTTGGCCTCCTGCTGCTGCTGGAAGCCCTGGCTCCAGTACTGCTGCTGGCCCTGGAGCGTCTGCTGGCCCTGGCCGGTGGTGCCTGGCGCGGCGTAGTAGCCCGTCAATTGCGCCTGGCTGAGCCCGAGCTGGTTGGCCTGGTTCTGCGCCGCAAGCGTCTGCTGGCCAGCGGTCGGCGCGCTGCCGGGCGCGTAGTACTGGCCGTACATCTGCGAGGTGTCGTAGGCCTGCTGCCAGCCCTGCTGTTGGCTCTGGAGCGTCTGCTGCCCAGGCGTCGGACCGTTCGGGTTCCACGTCCCGAATTGCTCGGTCATCCACTGCTGGGTGGGCATCGTCCACTGGTCTTCAAACCGCCCCGTCAGACCGGCGCGGTCGATGACCTGTTGCCAGGCAAACTTCGCCTTGGCGAGCGCGGTCGCCTCGTTCTCGTTGTTCGCCTTCGACCGGTTGTATTCCGCCGTGGCGTTGTCGGCGGCGGTCTTACGCGCCCACTCAGCTTGGTCGTTTTGGAATTCGTCAGCCATGGACTATCTCCGCAGCACCGGTGGCGGTGGCATCATTGGCCCCACAGGAGGACCGAGCGGTGGACCAAGTGGTGGACCTGGCGGAACTGGAGGCATTGGCGGGCCGGGTGGAGGTCCAAGTGGCGGTCCTGGCGGAATTGGCGGGCCACCTGGCGGCATCGGTGGTCCGACTGGAGCGCCTGGCGGCGGGGGCGTCGGCCACTGCTCCGGCACCTCCAGCTCGGGACGCGGCGGAGTCGGCTTCAGCTCCGGATGCGCCGACATGACTGCCTTATACACCCTGGCGAACCCGTCGGCCCCCAGGCGAGCAAGGAGTGCCTGACGACCTGGCACGTTGGGGCTTCCGTCTGTATTGAAGATCTGCGCCTTGTAAAACTCCAGCTTCTGCTCCTCGGTGATGTTCGCGCTAAACGGCGCGCGACCGGGGGCAAACGCCAGCGCCACCTCGTTGGCGGTCCGATCGATCCAACCGGCGAGATCGTCCGCGATCTCGTCCATCATGTTGGGAGGTCCAGGCACCTCTACGGTCCTCCTGGGAGCGGCATAGCGTTCGCCGGCGGACCCGGTACGACCGGGCCGCCCGCGATGCCGCCGGGTGGCATACCGCCTCCCGCTGCCCCCGACGGCGGCGGTGGGGCAATCGGCAGTCCCATCCCAGGAGACGGGACCGGATTGGGCGGCATACCACCCGGACCTCCGGTTGGCGGGGTGCCGGGTGTCCCACCTGGGACTCCACCGGCGCCCACGGCGGCCATCTCCGCTGGGCTGGGCAGCCCGGCCGCCTCCATGGTGGCGGAGCGGATGGTCGCGATCTTCTGCAACACCGCCTTCTTCAGCTCTCCCTGGATCTCTTGGGAGTTCTTGAGATCATGCAGAATCCAGCTCTTCTCGACCTCGTCGGCGTTGGAGCCGGCGCGCTCGACGGCGTCCTCGTAGGTGATGAGCTTCAACTGCATCTTCTCGCCAATGGCGCGCGTTTCGATGATCTCGTTCGAGGGGGTGGACGGTGCCAGCTTCGCCTCGTAGCGGTGGATGCCCTTCAGCTCCTCCGGACCGATGCCGAGCCACGCCGCCTTGGTCTGGCCGCCGATGGTCTTGCGGCCCTTCTTGGCCTCCATCTCGCCCCAGGCGTAGACCTTCTCCCCGATGCGCTTTTCGATGAGCCAGCTCTCGAAGCCGATCCGGTCGCCCAGGGCGACCTCGGCGTTGGAGACGATCGGATCCCAGCCCAGGCGCGCCAGGTAGGCGGCCTGGTTGAGCGCATAGCCCGACTGGTCGCTCGCGACCATGCCCTGGACGACCGACGGCAGCGCCAGTTCCAGCATGTCCTTGATCGAGCCGATCAGCTTGTCGGAGTCGATGCCGCTCTTCGGCTGGTCGATCGGGTTGACGTCGAACGGAAACAGCTTGCCTGGCTCGATCGTCTGCGCGCGGGTGTTCTGCTCGCGGGCGTCGGTGCCGTACGGCATGGCTGGCAGCCCTGGCAGGACGCCGGGCGGGGTGGTGCGTTTGAAGGCGGGATAGCCCGTCATGTACGCCGCGTTGCCCTGCATCGTCAGCAGCGAATCCAAAAGGGGAAACAAGCGTAAGAAACCGAAAAGGATCGACAGCCCCGCGTGCTCGGGCAGCCGCGAGCCGGTGGTGATGCCTAGGGCGTGGAAGTATGGGCCGCGCAGGGTCTTCAGGATCGGGTCGCCGTAGCTATGGCGGACCACGCGGCAGACCGTGCCCTCGCCCAGGCTGCCACTCTTGTGGCGCTGGTTGGGGCCGCTCAGCAGGATGACCTGGCACTGCCAATCCCACGCCTCGATGCAGCGG